TATAATGACTATCCATTCACTGCCGGTGATAATGCTTGTAGAGCATTAAGATATAGAGAGAAACATCCTGAAATTGATTGTGGTACACGCACAGGTTGGTCAAGAGCGAATCAGTTATGTAATAGAAGAAACATATCAGTTGAGACTATTGCTCGTATGGCATCATTCAAAAGACATCAACAGAATAAAGATGTTCCTTATGACAAAGGTTGTGGAGGAATTATGTGGGATGCTTGGGGTGGAGATACAGGAGTTGATTGGGCAATCCGTAAAATGGAACAAATCAACAAAGAATTAAGATTGTCTGGATTTAATAAACAAGAATTTAGTGATCTTAATGAGGAAAAACGAATGGTTACCTCACCTATTATGTTAGCAGAAACCCCCATTCTACGTTATAATCCTGATCTTGGTAAGTATTGGGTTAAATTCACATCTGCCACCATTGAGAAAATGATGAAAAAATACTTCAAGGAAAACAAAATCCACAAGGTTAACACAAATCACGATCCAAGATCTCGTAAAGATGGGGTATATATGGTTGAAAGTTACATTGTTGGTGATAGAAATGAGTCAAAAGTTTTCCCTGATTTACCTTCAGGTACTTGGATGGCAACATTCTATATTGAAAATGATGAGGTTTGGGACCAAATAAAGTCGGGGGAATTTAATGGATTTAGTTTAGAAGGATTCTTCATTGAAAAATATGAAGATGATATGATCTCACGTATTGAGGAAGAGTTAGAAAGTATACTATCTTCAACTGATACAGATGATGATAAAGAATTAAAAATAAAAAAATTATTAAATATAAAATGAAAAACTTCTTATTACTTTTTACGGCGTTTATAAGTCCTTTATTACCATTGGCTTTAATCATTACCTTATTTATTTTTATTGATACTTTTGTTGGGAGATGGTATGCAAGACAAACAGGAGAATTAATAACATCAAGAAAAACAAGAATTGGATTTTGTAGAAAAACATTCTTCTACTTCTTGGTTTTAATCTGTGTGTATTTAATTGATAAATTTATCGTAAATGAAATAACAAGGAATTACATTTGGTTTGATTGGGCTTTTACAAAGTTTTTTGCCTCAATTTTAATTTGGATTGAATACACAAGTATTGATGAAAAAATTAAATGGATAAAAGGAAAAGGATTAACAGATAGGATTGTGGACTTTGGGAAATCACTTAAAAAGATAATAGGTTTTACAAAAGAAATTAACCCAAAAAATTAATGTATTAAACAAAAAATAAACAAATATAATTAAAATTAAAATTATGAACTTAAAAACAAACATTTTATCAAAAATTAAAGAGTTGTTTGCGGAACAACAAATGATGGAGGATTACACAGCAGCAACAAATGAAATAATTCGTTGTTTAGGTGGTAGTTTGGCGGTAGGAGAAAAAGTAGCACAAGTAATTGGTGGTGTAGAAACTGATCTTCCTGATGGTAATTACCTATTAAACAATGGTAAAAGTATTTCTACTATTGGTAATGTCATCAAAGAAATAAATGAATACAGAGCCGAAGAAAATTTGGGGAAAATGAAAATGGAATCTGATGCCGCAAGCTCAGACCAAAAAGAAAAAGATCCTGCTGAGGAAAAAATGGAAGATTACAAAAATGAAATCTTAACAAAACTTATTGACGGAACAGAAGTAAGAGTCTTATCGAAAGGTGAGGCATTATCTGTTGGTGATAAAGTTGAAGTAAAAGATGCTGAAGGTAATTTTACAACAGCACCGGCAGGAAAACATGAATTAGAAGGTGGATTGGTTATCTATTTAGATGAGTTAGGACTTATCAATGAATTAGAAACTAAAGAAACTGACGAAACTACTGAATCTGAAGAAATGAAGGTTATGTTTGAAGCAGTATCTCAATTAACTTTATTAGTAAGTGAGTTGAAAGAAAGTATTTCAAATGTTAATAATGAAAACAAAGAGTTGAAAGAGAAGTTCAACAAATTTTCTACTGAACCATCAGAAAAATCGGTAACTAAAAAACAAGCTAATCTATCTAAATTCGCGGATAAAATAGAAAAGGCTAAGTTCTTCGGAAGAGGATAATAAAAATAAACTAATTAAAACTTAAAAAAAATGGCTTTAAATGTCGCAGGATTATCAGCATACGTAGATCAAGAGCGTATGGCTTTAATCAAAAAAATGATCTTAGGTGGTCGTTCCACTCAATTTTTAACAATCCAACCTGATGTAAAATCAGCAGCATCAATTAACTTGTTGTCTTCTGATTTAGTAGCACAAGCAGGTGGATGTGGATTTACAGATGAAGGTGAGACTATCTTAACTCAAAACACACTAAACGTTTGTCCTTTGAAGGTAAACGAATCCATATGTTTGGATACACTTGAGCAATACTATACTCAAGCAATGATGAATCCAGGTTCATATAACACAACTATCCCTTTTGAGCAAATCTATGCTGAAGAGAAAGTTTCTCAAATCAGTTCATTAATTGACACATTGATTTGGCAAGGTAATACATCTGTAACTGGTAACACAGGATTGTGTAATGGATTTATCAAATTAGCAAACACAACTTATTCAGGTTCTGTTGTAACAGGAAATGTTGGATCACTTACTGCTATTACTGCCGGTAATATTGTTGCAGCGGTTGATAACGCTATTGAAGTAATTCCTGCTAACATCGTAGCAATGGATGACTTGTACTTATACTGTGGTTATGACTTCGCAAGAACTTATTTCACAGCATTAAGAAACCAAAACTTATACAACTACCCATCAGTAGAAACAGGAGCAAATGATTTTATGATCACTATCCCTTCTTCTAATGTTAAATTGGTAGCAGTTAAAGGATTGAACGGAACTAACAAGTTCTTCATCTCAACTAAATCTAACTTATTCTTCGGATGTGATTTATTGAATGATTATGAGAACTTTGAATTGTGGTATTCACAAGATTTCCAAGAAGTACGTATGGCTTCTAAGTGGAAATCAGGTGTTAACGCAGCGTTCTGGGAATATGTTGTATACTTCAAGTTATAATATAACAAACTAAAAAAAACTTAAGGGGTGAAAGTCCCCTTTATAAAAATAAACAAAAAAATAAAATTTACATATTATGGCTTTTACATGTAATTTAACTGATGGATACGTTTTAGGTTGTTCGTCGATAGGTGGTGTAGAGAAAGTATGGATTGGAGAATATGTTGATGATGTTGTAGTAGCACAAGATTCTTGTGGTATTATCACAGGTATAACAACAACAGGTCTTACAGTCTATAATTTTGAACAAGATATAGAACACGCAGGATTAGTTCAAACAGGAAATTATTCCAGAGAAAATGGAACAGTATTCTACGAATCAATACTATCAATAAAATTAATTGGTCTTGACTGCGAAGTTAGGAATAGAATGGTTGAACTCGGAAGAGCTCCATTGTTTGCAGTTATTAAATCAAATGCGGGTGATTATTACTATTGCGGATTAGAATCTTCAGGTAGAGCATCTGCTGGTGATGCGAATCTTGGAACACTCCTTGGTGATATGAATGGTTTATCCCAATCTATTTCTTGGAAATCTGCCAATGGCGTTTACTTAATGAATGGAACTTTGGTTGGAACAACAATTACAGTATTGTAATCCAACCTATCTAGAGACCAATTGTTGGTCTTCTTTCTATATAAATCCCCCTTCTTTATTGATTGGGGATTTTTTATTACATGTCATTCTCATAAATGGTGATTATAATATCTCCAAATACCTCATCAAGTTCTTCTTGAAAATTATAAATTTGTGATTGTACATAATCAATTGGAATTTCAGGTTCATTTTCTAACATCCAATGAGAATGATTAAATAAGGACACTACATATCCTCTGTCATTTAATTCTTTAATTAAGTCGTTTGTCGTCATATTTTAATTATTTCTACAAAAATACATAGATTATTTGAATTTACCAAACAAAAAGCATCAAATAATATTTAATTAAAAAAAAGATGATAAGAATTCCAAATTATCAAACATCATTAACTCCGTTTACTTTATTGGAGAAGACAACTTTTCCGTTATCGGCAACAACATATATATTAGAGTTAGATGGTAAACAACTTAATGATCAAACATTATTGTTTTTGACGGGAGATACCTCACCTAATATAAACAGATGGAATTGGTTTCCAATTGATTTAACGACATATAATTTAATTCAAGGACAATACTCCTATAAAGTATGGCAAAGTACGGGAAACACTCTCTCAATAAGTGCATTAACAATAAATGATGTTGTTGAAACAGGTGCTGCTTGGATATATTCATCTGGAACGACACAAAATCCTGTATACGAATCAACAAATCAAACTAAATATATATTTGAATAAAAAATTATGAAAGAAGAAAACGAAGAAAAAGGAATACCGGTTAAAATATTTACCTTTAATGAAGCGTATATCCCACCTGTGTACCGATTTGAAAAGAAAGGTGATTATCATTTTTTAAGTTGGGGGAATAACAATCAATATCCATTATATGTATTGGAGTTATATAATAATTATGGGTCATCATTGAATAAAGCAATCATTAATAAGAAATCAAAATTGACTGCAGGGTTTGGTCTTAAACCTATCTTGGATGAGAGATTAAGAAGATGGTGTGAGGAAAATAGAATACCTCATCTCTTCAAGTATCTTGCTAAAGACTTTGAATTATATAATGGATTCTGTATGGAAGTAATATGGTCTCGTGATGGTTTATCATTTGAGTTAGGATATATTCCATTACACACAATTAGAATAGGTCTTAAAGAGGAAGAGGAAGAAGCTGATTACTTTTGGTATAGTACTGATTGGGCTAACATAAAAAAACCTGAACACGAACCTGAATACATTAAAAAATATGATCCTACTGATAGAAATGGTCGTCAATTGTTATATTACATTGAACCAAATCCCGCACATACCAACTTATATCCGATCCCTAATTATTCCACGGCAATAAATTGGGTAGATCTAGATTATCAAATAAGTAAATTCCATGTTAATCAAGTTCGTCAAGGATTTTCTCCATCGTTTATTTTAAATTTTGCAACAGGTATTCCAACACAAGATGAACAAAATATGTTCTTCCGTGAGTTTCAAAGGAATTATAAAGGGGCAGATGGTGCAGGTAAGATATTAATTACCTATTCTGATGGTGGAGAATCTAAACCTGAACTAATTCCAATACAATTAAATAATTCTGATGAGAGATTTTTAATGTTACAGAGTCAAGTTGTAGAACAAATCACAATGGCACACGAATTTCCAATATCATTAATTAGTACTGAACCTGGTAAATTGGGATCATCTGCTGAACGTAAGGAAATGATGTCTGAATTACAGGTATATTATACTACTCAAAGACAAGAACAATTGGAATATGCATTTAATAGTGTATTGAAAGATATTGGATATAACGAACCTTTGAGATTAAAACAATACTCTGATGTGGATGAGACAGGATTATTGACTGACGAGGGATCTATACCAGCCGCAGAGGATCTTAATGTACAAGAGAAAGCACAAGCAGAACTTAAAGGATCAGTTGGTGGGGTACAAGGTATCTTATCAATCCAAGCATCAGTATCTCAAGGTATAACCACAATTGATAGTGGATCAGCAATATTAGAATTAATCTATGGTATTCCACCTGTTGTGGCAAGAAGAATGTTGGGTGAACCACAACCAATGGACCCAAATAAAATAAACGAAACTAATACTATAATCTAATGAGTTACACACCTATAGTTTATTTCATATCAACAACATATCTTCGTCAAAATACTCCAATTGAGGACAATGTAGACGACGATAAGATTTTACCATACATCGTACAGGCTCAACAGACTATTCTTCAGGAAGGAATTGGTGAAACAGGTATGAATGCATTGAATACCGCAGTTCAAAACAATACTTTGACAGTTGATGAACAAGCGTTTATGAGAAATTATGTTCAACCATTGATAGCTCAATATTCATTTTACTTAATGTTTCCATTTTTAAATTGGAAAAGTACTAATAAAGCAATATCAAAGGAATCAAGTGAGTTCTCAACACCGGCAGATTTAGATGAAATTAAGTATTTGAGATCATCAATATTAGATATGAGTCAATTTTATAAGAGAAGAATGGTTAAATATCTATTGGATCATCCAGGAATGTTCATTTGGTATAGTAATCCTGATGCTTTAGACAACCTTCCGAAGACAGCACAAGCATATTTCACAGGTGTATATATGCCTCGTGGTGGTGTTAGAGGAAATATAATGAATTGGTATGAACCATATGGATCGACATTCCCTTGTGGATTTGGTCCTTGTTGGGATGGTAACTGTTAAAATTTAAATTAAGATACAATATGTGTGATATAAAGAACGATTGGAGTATGGATGAGGTGTTACACCATTCTAAACTTTCAGATGATTATAAGTACCAATTTTTTAAAGATTTGGTTGAACAGGAAGAATTCTGTGATTGGTTTGAAACATTAAATAATTTGGGTGTTCCAATTGGGGGGTTAGGTATTCCAATAGGTGATTTAGACAATTTAGATTACATATGGGACCTTAACGATGATGATAAGGGTATTCCTTCATCTACGACTCAGTTCTCTCAGGAAAACTTCCGTGTATTAAATTTATATAGATATATTTCAATGGAGTATGGACCGAGTAGTGTTGGACCTGATACAAGAAGATTTTGTAAAATGTTAGTAACTAGAACAAATTCATCGTTAATGAGAAATGAAGACATTGAAAGATTGAATTCTTCAAACCCTGGTCTTGGAAAAGGTGGGTCAGATACATATTCAGTGTTTGATTGGCGAGGTGGTGCTAACTGTAAACATATGTGGGTTAAGTACAAGTATGATACAGAATCAAAGAATTTAGTTAAAGCTCCATTTACTGATCAACCACGAAATGTTCAAGTTAATGGAAAAGTACCATACGCAAATGGAACAAATTTTCCACCACCTAGGAATTAATATGGTATTATAATTTAACAATATAATAAGAACCAAAATCTATTTGTTTTTTCCAACAATCTAACATGTATTGTTTTTGATATTTGCCGTCTAAATGTTTTAAAAAATCTTGTTTGGTATAACAAGGGATTGAAATACTACTATCATTATGATTTTTTATTAAATATTTAACTTTTGGATTAACATTATATCTTAATTTGTTTACTAAATTATTTTTAATACGACCCATATCCCCACGTTGGAAATTTAATTTTTTTACAATTTCTTTGGAAGTATAGTCATTTAATATATAATTCGCCAATGATCTTTCAATATCAGAAAATTTATCTTTTTTATTAAGACATTTTAAGAGGATCTGGTGATAGATTGATCTATCTATAGTACTGATTATCGTTTCTTGTTCAAAAGTCTCTGGTAAGTCTTCTATGTAAGAAATACGATGTTTAGTTACATGGTATCTATTACAGAAATTTCTAACTATAAAAAATGTATATCCTTTTATTTGTTCAAAATCATCTACCAATACACCCTCATTCATTTTTTCAATAATTTTAACCCATGTATTTTGAATTATTTCAGATTTTTCAATGAATGGAATAAAATTACATTGAGAAATTTTATTAACTAGTCCGTTTATCTGTGTTTGTAGTTCTTTGAAACTCTTCATTTTTTTCTTTTCTTTTTTTATGCCATTCAATTAAGTTTGATTTCCACAAACCAGTTGAAAATGCATGCTTCATGTTGTCAGATCTTGAACACCATTCTAAATTTTCAATTCTATTATCAGATTTAACACCGTTAATATGATTTATTTCTCGTTTAGTATCGGGATAAAGATTAAGAATAAATGTTAATGCAATAAGTCTGTGGTGTAAATATGTTTTTTCATCTATTGTTAATACGACATAACCTCTTCTATCTATTCTTGTAGTTTTTGTTTTATAAGATTTTGCGTTTCTAATCTCACCTTCTTTATTAATTATATATCTACCTTCAAGTCCTTTGATATCAAACCAATCTATATTATCAATGTTCATTTCATTCAATCGTTGAAGTTTAATTTCCATACTTCTTTTACCATTGTGATAATCATTTAATTCTTTTACTCTATTTGCATTATCTTTTCTCCATTGAGAATTTTTTTCATTTATATTCATTTTATTTTATTTAAATAATTTATTGCTTCATTTCTTTCACATTCATTTATTGACATAATTGATACAATATCATCTTCATCAAATTGTGCCCCAGTATAAGGATGTTCTAGTATACTAATATTATTATTTTCTAATTTATTATTTTTTAAATTATTACTTTGTAACTTATTACTTTGTATACACCCTGAATTTCGGGAACCCTGAGATTCAGTAAACCCGGTGGTCAGTAAACCCGAACTTATAGGTTCTTCATAAACTATGTGATTATATCCTTTAATGAGATTAGTATTTTTATCAATAACTTTGATTGAAACGATATAACCTAATCCAACGAGGACACGCCAGTGTTTATCAAATCGGTCTCTACCAATATTCATATCCTTCCATATCTCTGTTTTATATACAATCCAATCTTCAGGCAGTGATAACAAATGAACTAAAATTGATTTCTGTTCTGGTGTTAATACTTTAGATTGAAGTATATCATTTGAGATTGGAGTGTATCTACTCTTTCCTGTTTTCTTACTTCTAATTATTTTTCCACTATTTTTCATATATAATAAATAGTCCAATATTTTGAAAAAGTCAACTAATATAAAAAATACTTTGTCTTTTCTGAAAGAACCATGTATTTATAACATATGAACAAAACGATATTAAAATTTATTTTAAATGCCGTATCCAACAGAACCAATTTTATTACTTTAGGAGAAGAGATAAGAGAATTACAAGAAACCATAAGCAATGGTAAATCAGATTCAATCTTAGATGTTATCTTGAATGTTATAAGAGATACCCCCGACAATGAAGAATTGGGGGTTAAAATTAAACATATTGCCCCATTAATTTTTTTAGCCTTATATGTGTTTGAAGAAGACTTTACAGGAGATAGCCACACCGAATAGTATCTACTATGAGATAATGCAAAATATTATCACACCAAATTTCCATTTAATCCCTGAACTAATTAGTGAATTGGCGATTGGATTTTTAGAGAATGAGAATAAAATTGATAAAATAATTAAAGAAGGTTGGTTTAAATACTACTTCATCAGGTCATGTGTTAACCAAATTAAATCTTCAACGAGTGGATTCCACAAGAATACAAGAATAACTGATTTTCAATATATAGAGAATATAGAAGTAGTTGATAATTCTGACATAGAAATCAAACAGATTAAAGAAGAAAAATACCTCATCATAGATAAGATCTATACAACGATCCCCAAAACTTACTTCCAAGAGTACTTATGGCACGAGTATTTCTCAAAAGGTAAGACACATAGACAAATTGCAAAGGAAAATAACATCTCACATTGTCTATCTTTCCACGAGATTAAAAAAATAAAATTAGAAATTATTAAGAATCTTCCAAAAATTATTTAAAAAAACAGGGAATGTCTATTGACAAATCAGATAATATCTATTATATTTGTAATATAAACAATTTAAAATAGAAAAATATGTGTAATTTAACTGATTCCTACATGGAACAAATGTACCAAGATCCTGAGTTTGTGGCTTGGTTAGAACAAAGAAACAAAGATATTCGTGAACAATGGGATGAATATCAACAATCTATTGAACAGGCGTATGACATTATTGCCACAGAAATGAACGACCTATTAGAAAAATTTGAGTCATTGAAAACAGAGTCTGAATTTAAAGACATATCTCAATGGGATTTATTAACAGAATTAAAAAATTAAGACATGCCACAATCCACATCACAACAAATTGCAACACAGTCCAATCTAAAGTTCATGATCGACTACATGAAACTAAAAGATAAACAACTTACATTAGTTGAGGTTATACAAGTAACTACAGTATTAAATGATTTTATTGAGAATGGGTATTCCAAAGATTTACAAAATAGATTTGAAAAGGTTGATCAAATAATCTTCAAATCTGAAT